ATTTTCAGTTACAGTAACAGCTTCAGACGCTGACGGTAACACAATTACATATTCTCATGTATCAGGTTCACTTCCAAGTGGTGCTTCATTAAACACTTCAAATGGTGTTATATCAGGTAACTTAAGCTCTGTAGGTTCAAATACAACTTCTACATTTACAATTCGTGCTTCAGACGGTACAAATACAGTAGATAGGGAATTTAACATTGTAGTAAAAGCTTTACAAATATCAACTTACACATCAGGTGGATTTACATTTTCAGTACCATCAGGAGTATCAGCAGTAAGAGCTCTTGTTGTTGCAGGAGGCGGTGGTGGTGGAACTACTATCGGTGGAGGCGGAGGTGCCGGAGGTATGGTAACTCACGCAACTTATCCTGTATCACCAGGTGGAAACGTAGGTGGTAACGTTGGAGGCGGTGGTCCTCAAGGAACTAGTCGTGGTAATCCAGGTGAGCCAGGCTCTAATTCATCATTTGGTAACATGACTGCTCAAGGTGGCGGTGGTGGTGCTAGTTGGGATCAAGGTCCAAGATCAGGAGGTTCTGGTGGAGGAGGTGCTCGTCAAGGTGGAGGTTCAGGAACACAAGGTCCTTCAGGTGGCGGAACAGGTTACGGAAATTCAGGAGGCTCAGGTCTCGGTGGAGGTGGCGGCGGTGCCGGCGGTGGCGGAGGTCCAGATGGACAACGTGCAGGCGGAAACGGTCGACAAGATAATATTACAGGTACATCAGTTTACTATGCAGGTGGCGGAGGCGGAGGCCAAGGTCACGGAACAGGTCCTTCAACTGGAGGATTAGGCGGCGGCGGACAAGGTCGTGGTGGTGGACAAAGAGGTACAGACGGTACATCTAATAGAGGTGGTGGTGCCGGAGGCGGTGGACACCCACCAGATTCAAACGGTGGTACTGGTGGTTCCGGTGTCGTTATCGTTTCACACTAATTTTTAGATAGTTTTAATTCAACAATACTAGCAAATAGTTTTTCTAGTTTTCTTATGTCTTCACATAAGGTAACTATAGGATATTCTCTAGCTTCTCCATTTTCATAAGTGGTCATATGACCTTGTTTTTGAACTTCTATATTATTATCTTTACACATTTTAACAAATGGACTATTAGCTAAGTCGTATTGCCAAATTTGTTTTAATTGAAATTGATTTCTTAGAAATGCAGAATCAGAAAGATTACCTTTAGTTTCTAATTGTTCACAAATCTCTCTAATTAATATTCTATCATCATCTGTTATATTACCATAATCATATTCAGGTGTAAAAACTTCTTTACCTAACATCAGGTCATCTTCTTCAAAATCATTACTTTCAATAGATTCATCTACTAACCAAACATCAATATTTGATTCTTTTTTAAAGAAGTATAATATAGTTATAATATCTAAGCCATCTGGCGATAAATTCCAATATTCATTATTAGAATCTTTATATACCACAGGCATATGTACTCTACCATTGCAGATTAGATTTAATAATTTTATTAGTTTATGTGGATGTATTTCTTCTAAGGGTACATCTACACCTTCAAATATTTTTGCACCACCTATATCTTTTAATTTTACTGACTTGCCTTTTCTGGATCTATAATACCATTTACTTGATGACATTTGTTCAAATGGTTTAAAATCTCTTGCATTATCATATGCTTCATCTACGATTGGAGAATCAAAAGCTATTGTTTCTGGTAATTTTATCTCATCGTATTTTATTAAAGTTTTTACTTTCTCAAATATATCCTTCATTATACTCCTTTTGGAAGACCTAAATTTGATCTGCCGTCTAAATAATTGTTGTTTTTATTTTCTTTTCTATTATAGTGTAAAAAACATTGTACATGGTGATTGCCTTTAAATGCTTTTCTATAATGAGGTACTTCACAACCTTTATAAACTAATAAATCTCCAGGTTCTAAAAATATCTCTTTTGTTTCTTTATTATCTGTTTCAACATATATAGGCCAATCTTCTCCATCATAACCTACACAAAGCGTAGTTGATATTTCACAGCTATCTCTATCTGTATGTTTTGGTAATGTATCACCGTTTTGATATAGTCTAAGATAACCATAAGTATATACTAAACTTTCGCCTGTAAATTGTTCCATACCTGGTAATAAATTTTCTAAAATAGTTTCAGCAAACTCATCACCATAAAAATTATACGATTTGTAACCCATTCTTTCATTACCAAAATGGCCGTCCCATTTATCATCAATGTTACCTAGAGTATTATATCTATGACCTAATCTGTTTGCTTTTTTTAAAGTATATTGATAAAATAAATTTATAATATCTTTAGGTATAACTTTGTTTATAACAACGTATTTGTTTTGTTTGAAATAATCTGAAATCTCTTTACTCATTACTTAAAAGGCCTTCCTAATCTCCAGTTTACTAGACTTGTTCTTTTACCACTTTTTACAGGTGTTACACAATGATAAACACTTGAAGGAAATATAATCATTGATCCTTGAGGTCTACCTTCAACACATTCTCTAAATCTATCTTTATCATGTGGACCTGAATCAAACATTAAATTACCACCCTCATATTCATTTGGATCAGTTAAGTTAATAGTTACACTTAATTTTCTTACTTTACCTATTAAGAATGGTGATTGTGTGTAACCATGAGGAAGTTTACCATTCTTTTTCATATCAACATTTGTATAACCTTGTATGTAAGGTTTATACTTAGCAAACTCATCACCCATACCATCACTATGCCAGCCATAAAATCCATCTTCTTTATATACAGTAAATTGAGCGTCTTCCCATGAATCAATATCAAAGTTCCAACCTGCCTCTTTATTTGCCTGGTCTATTAGAGGATTGATTATATCAAATACCCAATTCTCATCTATCCATGATACTTGACTATCTCTTATAACGCTTTTTTCTACATCAATGCCTTGTTTAAGCATTTCTTCTATAGTTAAATTATTTTGTTTTGATTGTGTATTTAATGAAGCTGTATCTCTATCACCAAAGGTTGAGGCCTTTTCTTCTATTTTTGATAGACCTAATTCTATAATCTTATTACATTGCTCTACACTAAGCGCTTCTTTTATAAAATAGTATATATTTTTAAACATTATTAATTTCCACCAAATCGATTGTAGTATTATTTATACTATCATATTTAATAGAAAATGGCAATCCTGGAAGACTTATAAATAGAAGGAGATTATGAGAGTATTGAGCGTATCACCATTCCACGATTCAAGTGTGGCTGTTATAGAAGACGGCAAAATACTATACTTTTCAAAAGAAGAAAGACATAATAGGATTAAGAGGTCAAAAGAACCTTACAAGTCTTTAGATTATGCCATGGAATTTGAAAATATAGAAGCCTCAGTAATAGCTTCACCGTCTGTAGGATCACCTTTGTGTGATAAAATTGCAGATTATATCGAAAGTAAAATTGGTCTAAAGTCCCATAGATTATGCCACAAACACCATTTACAACACGCCAGTTTAGCATACTTTAATAGTGGTTTTGATGAGTGTTTAACATTTGTTATAGATAGGCAAGGTTCAGAAATTAATGGTAGAAGAGAAGCTGAAACAATTTTTCATTGTAAAGGTCCTGATATATTTGATCCTTTATTTAAGACTTATTGGCGAACTGATACAGCTGACCAGCATGAGGACGTTCATACTGAAGGATCAATATCAATACAATTATCAAATGTAGGTACAACAAAAATATATGAAAGTGCTACAACTTTAATTGGTCAACATGGTTTAGAAAACGGAAAAACAATGGGTCTATCTGCTTATGGAAAACCAAATAATGAGTTTCAGGAGTTTTACAATTCTGATTTAATACCAAGTGTAAATTTATTTGGCCATAAAGATGATGAAGAAAAACATACTTATTATAAACCATATAAAGATAAAGAAACTAAAGAAGTAACAAAAGATAACTTTCAATTTTATGCTGATTATGCCTATCAAGTACAGAAACAAACACAAGAGAATATAAAAGAAGTAATAAGAGATTTTGTAGATTTTACACAAATTAAAAAAGTTTGTATAACAGGTGGCTATGGTTTAAATGTTGTTACAAATGGCTATCTAACAAAAGAAATGCCAGACGTAGAATTTTATTTTGAACCTTTAGCTGATGATAGTGGTAATAGTATAGGTGGTGCAATGTATCATTACAGATTAGTTACAGGTATGAATCATGTATTACCATTAGAGCATACATTTTTTCACCATAAAAAAGAAACATTAAAAGATGTGGGCACAGATATTACTAATAAAGATATTGCCAAACTTTTATCTGAACAAAAGATTGTTGCTGTGTTTAATGGTTTAGCTGAGGGTGGTCCTAGAGCATTAGGTAATCGTTCTATTCTTTTTGACGCTAGAAACAAAGACGCAAAAGATATTGTTAACTCAGTAAAGAATAGAGAATGGTATAGACCATTTGCTTGTTCAGTTTTAGAAGAAAAGGCAAAAGATTATTTTGATATGTACCATTTAAAAAAATCACCGTTTATGACAATATCTTTTTCATGTATAAGTAATAAGATACCGGGTGTAACTCATGTGGACAATTCATGCAGAATACAAACTGTAAATGAAGATATACCACACTTGTATGATATATTAAAAGAGTTTGATGACATAACAGATTGTCCTGTCTTATTAAATACAAGTTTTAATTTAGCAGGTGATCCTCTAATAGAAACGCAACAAGAAGCTATAGATACTTTTAATAATAGTAAAATAGATGTGTTGTATTTTCCAGAATTAGGAAAGGCATTAATAAAATGAAGTTAACAATTGTAGGTGGTGGTACATCAGGACTTATTACAGGTCTTATGCTTAAAAAAAGATTTACAGATACTATTGATATTCAAGTTATTAAGTCAGATAAAATAGGTGTCATTGGTGTAGGAGAAGGATCTACTGAACATTGGAATATGTTTGCTAATTATATGGGCATTGACAGATTTGAAGTCATAAAAGAAACAGGCGCTGTATTTAAAGTTGGTGTTAAGTATGAGGGTTGGATGAAAAATGACTTTATGCATAACGTTGATGGTCAAATAATGGATATGGTACATGGTCAATATAGATTAGGTTACGGTACATTAATCAATGATAATAGAACAAATAAAGATTATATTCATAAGAATTTTTGGTCAGACAATTTAAATCATTCTTTTGTACCTTATCAGATGAATTTTAACGCAGCTGAATTAAACAAATATCTCTTAAAATTGTGTGATAGATTTAATATCAAACTAATTACAGACGAAATAAAAGATGTCAATATGAATGAAGATGGTTCTATAAAGTCTTTAACAGGTAAAATAGAATATGAATCAGACTTCTTTATTGACTCTACAGGATTTAAAAAACTATTAATATCTAAGTTAGGTGCAAAATGGCAAAGTTATTCTGATTATATTTTAATGAATGAAGCTATTGCTTTTCCAACCGAAGATACAGAAAAGTATCCTTTATATACACACATAAGAGCTATGAATGCTGGTTGGACATGGAGTATACCTGTATGGGGTCGTTGGGGAAATGGTTATACATTTAATAATAATTTTATAAATGCTGACAAAGCACAAGAAGAAGTCGAAAAAAAATTTGGTAAGAAGATTAATATATTTAAAAATATAAAGTTTGAATCTGGTAGATTAGATAAAGTATGGATAAAAAATTGTGTCGCTGTAGGATTAAGTGCTAGTTTTATAGAACCATTAGAAGCTTCTGCCATTGCAACTAGTATTCAACAAGGTTTTTTACTAAATCACCATTTAACAAATTATAATGAAAATACAATAAAGGTTTATAATGATAAAGTAAATACTATAAATCAAAACATATTAGAGTTTATTTGTTTATGTTATCTAGTAGATAAAAATGATACTGATTTTTGGAAACAAGAATTTAAAATGCCAGATACATTACAATTTAAATTAGATATATGGAAAAACAAGTTACCTATATTTGAACACTTTGATAGTAAATATCTTTTGTTTAATGAAAGTAATTTTATTGTAGCATTACACGGTAGAAATCTTTTAAATGTAGAGAATATTAAAAAAGAATACATGACTTTACCAGAAAGTTTAAGAAAAAACGCTTATAATAATATAGTAGATATTATGGTTGAAAGACAAGAAGCTGAGGACTTTGACCATAAAGAATTAATATCAAAAATTAGGGAAGGCGATGATGGTGTCGAGTGGTTAAAATACAATCAAATTGATACCTAAATAGTAATATGGCTATAGAAGATAAAGTAAATGAAATTTTAGGTTTAGAACCTGCTAAAACTCCTAAGAAGTTTGAAGCACCTGTGGTGAGAACCGAAGAAAAAGATAAAGAAGATGTGGATAATGACCACAAGAATAGTAGAGAATATTATTATGATCTTATTGAAAAGGGACAGGAGGCAATAGAAGGTATTTTAAGTGTTGCAAAAGAGGGTGAACATCCTAGAGCTTATGAAGTTGCATTAGCAGGTATTAAGAATGTTGCGGATACGGTAGATAAACTACAAGACTTAAATAAAAAATTAAAAGATTTAAAAGAATTGCCTAAATCTGCCAATGCAAATATTAAAAATGCATTGTTTGTTGGTTCTACAGCTGACTTACAAAAGATGTTGAAAAAAGATGAAGTTATTGAAAGCAAAGACATTACACCCAAAAAAGAAGATATTTAATATTACAGATTTATATTATGTTAAACATGGTTTAGCATTAAAAGAGATATTAGATGGTGAAGAGATGATTGATCCTATAGAAATAATAAAACATCAAAAAAGTGAAGTGCCTAGAATGGGTGCAAATGGTGTTAAGTATATCGAAAAAGACTATTCAGTACTAAGAGGCAGTCGTAGAATTACAGCTGCATTACAATTAGGTTACACACATATAGAAGGTATTATAACAAATGATTGAACATGAACTACCGTACTCATCTTTAATAGGTGCATGGCATATACCTAATCATGTATGCGATGATTTAATTGATCTATATAAAACCTCTGATAGTAAAGATAAAAAACCAGGTAAAACTTTTAATCCTGAAAGCAAGGGTAAGATGTCAACAGACTTGACGATAAATTTAGAGAAATCAAATCATCCTACTATTAAAAATTATTTTATTTATTTACAGAAAAGTTTAGAAAAGTATATAGAGAAATATCCTATGGTTAATACATTAGAAGCCTTTGATTTAAATGAACCTTTTAATATTCAACATTATAAACCAAATGAAGGATTTTTTGAAGAACATTTTGAACATTGTGGTAGTTGGCCGTTATCAAGGAGATGTTTAGCATTTATGACTTACTTAAATGATGTGCCAAAAGGTGGCACAGTTTTTACACATCAACAATTAACCACACCTGCTAAAAAAGGATTAACTTTAATATGGCCTGCTTTCTTTACACATCCTCATAAAGGTCAAATTACAGATACAGAAAAATATATTATTACAGGTTGGTATTCTTTTAATGATGGCGATAAACTAAGAGGTATATTATAATGTCAGACGCATACTTAGGTAATCCAAATCTAAAAAAAGTAAATACACCTATAGAATTTACAAAAGAAAATTTATTAGAATATAAAAAGTGTGAAAAAGATCCTCTATATTTTATGGAAAAATATGTACAGGTTGTATCACTTGACGAAGGTCTTGTACCTTTTAAAATGTGGGACTTTCAGAAACATATTGTAAGAACAATACATGATAATAGATTTACAATATGTAAACTACCTAGACAATCAGGTAAATCAACTACAACTATTTCGTATCTATTACATTATGCTTTGTTCAATCCAAACTCAAACATTGCCATACTTGCAAACAAATCATCAACTGCTAGAGATATATTAGGTAGATTGCAACTTGCATATGAGAATTTGCCAAAGTGGTTACAACAAGGTGTTATAAACTGGAACAAAGGTAATATTGAATTAGAAAATAAATCAACCATTGTTGCAGCTGCCACATCATCAAGTGCTATTCGAGGTGGTTCATTTAATATTATATTCTTAGACGAGTTTGCTTTCGTACCTGCTAACATAGCTGAAATGTTTTTTAGTTCAGTTTATCCTACAATCTCCTCTGGTAAAAAAACAAAAATGATAATTGTATCTACACCACACGGTATGAATATGTACTACAAGTTGTGGATAGACGCAATCAATAAACAAAATGATTATGTGCCTATCGAAGTACATTGGTCAGAGGTACCTGGCCGAGATGAAAAGTGGAAAGAAACCACTATAAGAAACACAAGTGAAGAACAATTCCAACAAGAGTTTGAATGTGAGTTTTTAGGTTCTGTAGATACTTTAATCTCACCTGCTAAAATTAAAACAACAGCACACATACCACCTATTGAAAGTAAAAATGGTTTACAAATGTTTGAGAAACCTGATAAAGGAAAATTATATGCTTGTACCGTTGACGTAGCTAGAGGTACAAATAGAGATTATTCAGCATTTGTAGTTTTTGATATTACACAAATACCATATAGGGTTGTTGCAACATATAAAAATAATGAAATAAAACCTCATGTTTTTCCAAGTGTTATTCAACAAGTATGTAAAGGTTATAACTCAGCACACTTACTTTGTGAAGTAAATGATTTAGGTCAACAAGTTGCAGATATTTTACACATGGAATTAGAATATGAAAATGTTTTAATGACAACTCAAAAGGGACGTGCAGGTCAAATATTAGGTGCTATGTTTAGTGGTAGAGGTACATCATTAGGTGTTCGTATGACTAAACAAGTTAAATCAGTCGGCTGTCAGAATGTAAAAACATTAATTGAATCTGATAAAATGGTTATTAATGATTTTCAATTAATTGAAGAGATGTCAACTTTTTCTAGGAGAGGTAGTAGTTGGATGGCTGAAGAAGGTACAAATGATGACTTGATGATGTGTTTAGTTATATTTGGTTGGTTATCTAATCAACAATACTTCAAAGATTTATCTAACTCTAATATTAGAAATCAATTATATGAAGAACAAGCAGCTCTAATAGAACAAGATATGGCACCATTTGGTTTTGTTGACGATGGTATTAATAATGATGAGATGACAAAAGAAACTGTTGATGAATACGGAACAGTTTGGCATCCTGTTGTGAGAAAAGGATTATAATGAAGATTACAGTATTAGGTAGAGGTAACGCAGGTTGTTTAACAGCATTACATTATGCTTACTATACAAAGATTAATAATGAAAATGTAGAAGTTGAATTAATACATGATAGTAAAAAACCTACATTGGTTGTAGGTCAGGCTACAATACCTCATTTGCCTCATTTTTTATGGGAAGCATTAGGTTCAAACTTATATAATAATCAAAATGATTTAAAGGCAACTTTAAAAGCAGGCACATTGTTTGAAGGTTGGGGAAAATATAATGACAAACTATTTCATGGTTTTCCCTTAGGCACATATGCTTTACATTACGATACGAAACAAGTACAAGACTATATTATTAATAATAGTAAGGGTTTGTTTGATGTCAAAGTAAAAGATGAAAATGTTATTAACTATGATAATATAGATTCTGATTACATATTTGATTGTAGAGGTTGGCCTACGGATAAAACTAATTACGATACTTTAATGAATCCTTTAAATGCTGTTATATGTTCTAATATTAATAAAGTTGAAGATGAAACAATGTGGACCAGAGCGTGTGCTACACCTGATGGTTGGGCATTTTATATACCTTTACACGATCAAGTATCTTTAGGTTATATGTACAACTCTAATATAACTACAAGAGAACAAGCTGAAAAAAACTTTAAAGATCAATTTAATATAGATAGTGTAAGAGAAAGTTTTCCTTTTCATCAATATATTTGCAAAACACCTATTATAGATGATAGAGTTATTATGCAAGGTAATAAGTTGTTCTTTTTAGAACCATTAGAATCTACCTCTGTGGCTACTTATGACGCATGGAATAGAATGACATATGATTGGATTATTAATAAAAATTTTACATCTCAACAAACGACAGAAAAGGTGCGATCATATATTAATGATGTACAAAACTTTATACTCTATCACTATGCTTTTGGTTCTAAATTTGATACTCCATTTTGGAATTATGCAAAAGAGATGGCAGATAAACTAGACGACAAAAATTTTGATAACATACTAAATTATAGTATAAATGAAGACGAATTGACAATAAGAAACTTAGGATTAAGAGATAATGATAAACAATATGCACAATGGAAACCATGGAACATAAAAGTGTGGCACGATGGTATGACCAAAAAACTCTAGTTTTAATGTATTATAAATATCACTAGATGAATGTTTTAAATATGGGCGTAAGAAAACTTACGATTTTTGACAAATTAGCTAATTAAAGGAGATAAACCTATGGCATTTCAAGTATCACCAGGTGTTCTCGTACAAGAAAAAGACGTAACAAGAATAATACCTGCTGTGTCAACTTCTATTGGTGCTGTCGCTGGACAGTTTAACCAAGGACCAGTTGATGAAGTAGTTACTATTTCGAGTGAACAAGAATTAGTAAGCACGTTCGGAAAACCAGATTCAGTTAACTTTGAATACTTTTTTTCAGCTGCAAACTTTTTACAATACTCAAACGCTCTTAGAGTAGTACGAGCACAGAATACTGGAGTTGTAAACGCAACTACAGGTGGAACTGGTATTTTAATTAAGAACACAGACGACTACACAAATAACTATGCGTCAGGTACAAATAGTGCAGGAAACTTCGCTGCTCGTACTGGTGGTGCATGGGGAAACAATCTATTAATATCAACTTGTCCGAGTGCGACAGCATACTCACAAGAACTAGCAGTAGGAAACTCAGTAGCATCAGCCGGTGCAGTCGGAGATACAACTGTTACTGTAGATGATGTTGACTTAGCAAATAACGTAATCAATGTTGGTGATGTTATTCAATTTAGTACAACAGCAGCTACAACAGACTTTGATGATGGCGAACTTTACAGAGTAACTGCTTTAAATACAGGTACAAACGTAATTACAATTGTTCAACATCCAAGAGGTACTGGCGGTTTAAAAAGAGTTGTTGCCGATAACGCAAGAATCAAAAGACGTTGGAGATATTTTGACGCTGTTGATGGTGCGCCAGGAACATCGACTTATGCTTCTACAAGAAGCGGTAGTAACGATGAAATGCACATTGTCGTTGTTGACGAAGACGGTGGAATTACAGGTGTACCTGGAGAAATTTTAGAAACTTATTCAAAAGTATCTAAAGCTTCAGACGCTAAAACTCCACAAGGTGATGACAACTATTACCCTAACGTAATATACAATAAATCAAACAACATCTACTGGATGGATCACAATTCAGCTGGTACTAACTGGGGAACAGCAGCTGCTGGATTAACTTTCACAGACGTTAAAACTCCTACGTTAGAATCACTAACTGCTGGTGCAAACGGTTCAGCTGTAACTAACGGTCAAATGAAATCTGCTTTTGAAAAATTTGCAGACGCAGAAACTATTGACGTTGGTTTGATTATTGCTACAAAGGGTGACTCAACTCACTTAGACAACTTAATTACTATTGCAGAAAACAGAAAAGACGCTGTTGTATTCTGTTCTCCAGAGAGAGCAGATGTAGTTAATGTTACAAACTCTAATACACAAACAAATAATGTAGTTGCATTTTTTGACACAATCAGATCATCATCATATGCTGTATTTGATAGTGGTTACAAATATATGTACGACAGATACAATGATGTGTATAGATATGTACCATTAAACGGCGATACTGCTGGATTAGCTGCAAGAACTGATCTAGTTGCAGACTCATGGTTCTCACCTGCTGGATTTAACAGAGGTGTTATCAGAGGCGCTGTGAAACTTGCATACAATCCTACAAAAACACAAAGAGATGATTTATATCAAGCAAGAGTAAATCCTGTGGCAACATTCCCAGGACAAGGTACTGTATTGTTTGGAGATAAAACTGCTCTTTCAAGTCCAAGTGCTTTTGATAGAATCAATGTAAGAAGACTTTTTATTACTTTACAGAAAGCAATATCAACTGCTTCTAAATTTCAATTGTTTGAGTTCAACGATGAATTCACAAGAGCAAACTTTAGAAACATTGTAGAACCTTTCCTAAGAGAAGTACAAGGTCGAAGAGGTATTACAGACTTTTTAGTAGTTTGTGATGAAACTAACAATACAGGTGATGTTATTGATAGAAATGAATTTATTGCAGAAATCTTTGTGAAACCTGCTAGAAGTATCAACTTTATCACATTATCATTTGTCGCAACC